AAGCATTGGGAAATGCTCGGCCCGGAAAGCGCCCAGCAGTGGGAATGGCTTTTGAGTGGCTTTATCAGCACCGGCCCGCGTATCCGCTGGCGCTTGTACGGCAACTATTTTCAGATTTGGCCGGGTAATTCGACGAACGAATATCTTGGCTTTGAATACCGCAGCAAGGGCTGGGCGCGGTCTGCTACGGGTGTCGTGCAGAACAGCTTTACGGCTGACAATGACACCTGCATTTACCCTGACCGGCTTATGGTCCTTTCGACCAAGCTCAAATATTTTCAGGCCAAAGGCTTTGATACCACGGCCCTGTTCCGTGACTATCTGCAAGAATTTGAAACGTCTGTTGCCCAAGACACTTCGGCGGCAAATCTGTCTTTTGCCCCGCGCCCTGGCACCGTGTTGATTGGCTGGGACAATATCCCTGACACTGGCTACGGGAACTAAAATGACCTTTAGCCCACGCGCAATGGTTCAGGGTACAGCGGCACAAGTTCAGTCGCTACCCGCCCCGCTGGGCGGTTGGAACGCGCGTGATAGCCTTGCCAACATGGAGCCTACGGATGCCGTAACGCTCATCAATATGTTTCCGACTGTCAGCAGCCTGACCATGCGCGGCGGTTATACCAAACACGCCACGGGCCTTGATGGCAAGGTGCAAACCTTGATGGTCTATAATAACGGCAACAACAGCAAGATGTTTGCCGTTACCAACGCGGGCAAAATCTATGATGTTACATCAGGCGGCGCGGTTGGCGCTCCGGTTGTCACCGGCCTGACCAATGGCATCTGGGAATATGTTAATATCACTACCGCTGGCGGCAGCTATCTCATGGCTGTCAATGGCGCAGATTTGGCCCTGCTTTACAACGGCGCAACCTGGACTAACCCGGCCATTACAGGCGTTACGTCATCTACTCTTTGCAACATTACCCTGTTTAAAAACCGGCTTTGGTTCATTGAACAATACACGCTAAAAGCATGGTATTTGCCGACCAATTCGATTGGCGGTGCGGCTCAGTATATTGACATGAGTTCCATCGCCAGATTTGGCGGTCATCTTGTCGATCTTGATACATGGACGATTGATGCCGGTTATGGTGTTGACGATAACCTGGCTTTCATTACCAGCATTGGCGAAACCATCGTTTATCGTGGCACGGACCCCGCCAGCGCGGCTACCTGGTCCCTGATTGGCGTTTGGAAGCTGGGTTCCCCGGTTGGCAATCGGTGTATGCTGAAATGGGCGGGCGATCTTTTGATTCTGACCTATGACGGCCTTATGCCTCTGGCTGCGTCCTTGCAATCCAGCCGCCTCGATCCCCGCGTGGCCCTGTCTGACAAAATCCAAGGCGCCATTACATCTGCCACAACCAATTATGGCGGCAACCATGCGGCTGTCGGTTGGCAAGTCGTTTACACGGCCAAAAACAATGCTGTCTGGATCAATATCCCTGTGGCTGACGGCCAGCAGCAACAATATGTCATGAACACCATTACCAAGTCTTGGTGCCAGTTTATTGGCTGGGCGGCGTATTGCTGGGAAATCTATCAAGACGACCCTTATTTTGGTTCTGATGGCTATGTCGCCAAAGCCTGGAATGACAATTACACTGATTACACCAGCAACATAACTACTCAGACGCTCCAAGCGTTTAATTACTTTGGCTCGCGTGGCGTTAAAAAGTATTTTACCCGCGCCCGGCCAAGCATCTTTTCCGATGGCAATCCGACCATCAGCGTCGGCATGAATATTGATTTTGATACATCTGACACCACGGCGCCGGTAACTTTTAGCGGACCGACTTATGGCGTTTGGGATGGGTTAACAAGCACTTGGGACGTTGCCATTTGGGGCGCGGACCCAGTAATTCAAAATACTTGGCTTGGAATTACGGGCATTGGCTATTGCGGCGGTCTTCAGATGAAGACGGCTAGTAGCGGCCTGCAAATTCAATGGGCTTCAACCGATGTGGTGTATCAGACCGGATGGGCGGGCGTATAGTTAGCGGGCCAGAAGTGGGCCGATGGGTGGCAATGCAGATGAACGGCGCTTTTAGCCCGGACACCAGCACTGCAATAGGATTTGAGGATGATAACGGCATTAGGGCTGGAGTCATTTATGAGAATTGGAATGGTAAATCTCTAGTAGTTCACTTGGCTATTAAGGGCCGGATTACTAGGGAGTTTTTGGGAGCAATCTTTAGATATGGATTTGTTACTTGCGGCATTGAAAAGGCCATAGCCCCCGTAAGTAGCGGAAACGAAAAGATTAATTCATTTGTGAAAAAAGTTGGGTTTATAGAAGAAGCAAGGATTACTGACGCAGCACCAGACGGCGACATTGTTTTGTACACGCTGAAAAAGGCTGATTGTAAGTATTTAGGAGAAAGTTATGGGAAAGCCTAGTCCGCCCCCGGCACCGAATTACCAGCAGTCCGCTACTCAGCAGGGCGCGGCAAATGTTGAAGCCGCCCAGAAGACTGCAATCCTTAATAACCCGAATATCATCAGCCCCTACGGTAGGCAGACGGTCACTTATTCGTCTTCGCCTATCGTTGACCAGCAGGCCTATGACCAGGCCATGCAGAACTGGCGCAATACGCAGGGCCAAACTGACGAAAATGGCAATCCTATTTCATCAGCCGCGCCCCCTGACATTTCTCAGTTTACTCGCGCGGGCGACCTTCAGCCTACCGTTACCCAGACGCTGACCCCTGAATCTCAGGCCGCTCTGGAAGCCCAGCAGCGCATCACGCAGAAGCTGTCCGGCCTTGGTGAAAGCGCCATTGGCACCGCCCAGAAGATCATGGGTACGCCATTCCAGTACACAGGCCCCGGCATTGAAACGTCCGCTGGCCCCGAATTGCCGCTCAATTACGGCCCGGCTATGGGCATGTACGGCATGGCGGGCAGCGTAGCCCCCGGCCAGTACGGCATGGCGCAGGGCATCAATGCTGCCGATTACGGCCAAGCGCAGGGAATTAACGCTGGGGCTTATGGACAGGCTCAAGGCGTCAACGCCTCCCCGTACGGCAATCTTCAGTCTCGGCTAGATTTGTCCAATGTCGCGGCCATGCCAATCAATGCTGGCACGACAGCCCAGCAGGCAATTATGAACCGCTTGCAACCGCAGATTGCCCAGCAGTCTGCCGCCCTTACTCAACAGCTTGCCAATCAAGGCATTACGCCCGGCTCTGAAGCCTGGAATAACGCCATGCGTGAGCAGCAGCAGCAGCAAAACGACCTTGTTAGCCAAGCTGCCTTGCAGGGCATCGGGCTTGATATTGCCGCCAATCAGCAGGGCTACGGACAGGCTCTTGGCGCGGCCAATTTGTATAATCAGGCCCTTGGACAGGGCTTCGGTCAAACCGCGCAGGCCCAGCAGATGGCTAATCAGGCCATTGCTCAGAATTACGGTCAGGGCATGGGCGCCCAGCAGCTTGCCAACCAAGCCATTGCCCAGAATTTCGGCCAAGGCCTACAGGGCAATCAAGCTATAAATGCCGCTATTGCCCAAAATTACGGGCAGGGCATGGGTTCACAGCAGCTTGCCAATCAGGCCATGGCCCAGAATTACGGGCAGGCCGCGACCTCGGCGGGCCTGTATAACCAGGCTGCGGCACAGGCGTTTAATCAGAACCTTGCTGCCCGCCAGTTTGCCAATCAGGCCGCGCTACAGGCTTACCAGCAGCAGCTTGCCCAATATAACCAGCCGCTTAATCAGATTTCGGCTTTGCTTGGCGGTGCCCAGATTCA